GTTGAGGTTGTAGATGGTGTACAGATAGACTCAGGACTCACATCACCACATTTCGTTACTGATAAGGACAAGCAGATATGTGAGCTTGAAAACCCATTAGTATTAATAGTATCTTCAGAAATACCAAACATAAGAAAAATACAAACAGTATTAGAACATGTTATCAAGAATAAGAGGCCTTTACTTATAGTAGCACCGGTAGATCAACAAGTTAAAGCTGCTCTTCTTATGAATAAAGTAAAAGGTAATATTAAAGTTAATATAGTTGATTTACCAGGCTTTGGTCCTACTAAAGATGATACTGTTGCAGATCTTGCTTTTTTGGTTGGAGCTAAAGTAATTAACGAGCAGTTAGGTGATGATCTTGATTTAATCGATATTGATTGCTTGGGTGAAGCTTACACTTCTATCACTGATGATAAGAACACAGTTCTTACTATAGAGACTCCAGAAGATGAAATGGATGAAAGAATAGAGAGTATTAAGAAAACTATAGATAAATGGGACAAAAATCCGTTTATACAAAAAAAACATAGAGAAAGACTAGCTATGCTATCAGGTAGCGTGGGTATGATAAAAGTTGGTGCTGACTCTAAGGTAGAATTAAAAGAAAAGAAAGATAGAGTTGAAGATGCCATCTATGCTACCAAAGCTGCATTAAAAGAAGGTATTGTCCCTGGTGGTGGTGTAGCTTTGTTAAATGCATCTCAAAAAATTTCGACCAACGGAGTTGGTGAAGAAATACTGTTAAAAGCTATTCAAGCTCCTTTCTATACTGTACTGGAAAACGCTGGCATTACTCATGCGGATTATGATGATGTAGAAGGTGAAGGTATAGATGTTGTAACAGGTGAAAGAGTTACAATGATACTAGCTGGAATAATAGATCCTGTACTTGTTACTAAGTCTGCACTTAAAAATGCAGTGTCTGTTGTAACTACTATAATATCTGCTGATTGTGTAATTTCAAATATGAGAACAAATGAAAGCAATCAATAGGTATATAATAGTAGATAAAATAAAGACAGAACCTAAAAAGGTTGCTGGTCTTATAATGACAGATGATACCGATGCTGACAATAGGTACTTAAAAGCAAAAATAATATCGTGTGGTAATTTAGTCGAGGGATTAAAAGATGGAGATACGATATATTACGATAAACACGCTGGACACGATATCTCATGGAAAGATACTCTTTATAGAGTTATTCGTGATGGTGACGTTGTTCTAGTAGATTAAGCCCAAACCATAACCCTAAAACCTTAAACTTAAAACATAAAACAAATTATTAATTAAAAAAAACAAAACAAAATGGCAAAAAAATTTTTATACTTTGCAGAAGCTGATGTTGAAACAACAGATGAGGCTTTATTAGTTCCTGTTTCTTCTTATAGAGGTTGTGACCCAGGAGGAACAACAACCACGGTGTTTTACTTTGAAGATGTTCAAGGTGGAGCTGCTAGAGAAGCAATAACAATAACACACACTGCTAACAAGAACAAGGAGGTTATTGATGGTATGGTACAACTAATGAATTCTGGACCACATTCAGATGGATTTGTAGTAGCTGTTGACATGAATGTTGGTGGTGGTGACGCTGCTACTATTGCAACACCACTACAAGGTCTTGGTATCACTACTTGTGCTATAGCTTAATTATTAACTTAAAAAAAATATATAAAATGGAAAATTATTTATACTTTGCAGAGACTGGAGCTGCTTTCGCATCGACTGAAGCAGCTATGTATCCAGCTTCTAAATTTATTGGTGTATCTCCAATATCAACTACTACTACACGTATATACTTTGAAAGCCCAATAAATGATATAGATGGTGGTGGTGGTGCTGGTGACTACATTGAAGTTACCCACGCTAACACTACGAATGCTACTGGTGGTCATAGAAGTAAACTTATAGCTAAAGCAATGGCTCAAGCTGTAAACGCTGGGCCTCACGCTAGCGGGGCGGTTGTTGATGTTATTGATGAGAAAAACGGTAATTACTTTGGGGAAATCGCTACTATTATTGGTGATACTTCTTTTGGTATATCTGTTAATCTTGACTCATAGTAATTGAGACTAACCGCGCAAGATCTGCGTGATATGAACATCCTTAAGTATTACAGGCTCACTAGAAAGTGGGTCTGTAAAACTTACGGGTTAAAAGATGCAGATTTAG